AAGGCCCCACATCACGCTGGCCATCTCGCCGTCAAGGGCTACCTGGCCGAAGCGCTGGGCAAGCTGCATCTGCTCGCGAACCACAACGCGGTTCACAGAGTAGAACAACTTCTGCGTCGGAATGTTACCCGTTGCACCCTCGATGGAACGCAGCGGCATCTCGTAACCCTCACTCTCGGGGTCTACATAGGTAGGAAGCACGGTGGCACCCACCTTGGAAAGCATCTGCGCAAACGTGTAGCCAAGGCTCACAGGTGCAAACTCAAAACCGTCAACGCTGATGGCATTGAACTTCTCCTCGTAGTGGTCTACGAAGGTCTGCCAGTCCTCGCCGAACATACCGAGCTGCATCATGTCGCGCAAACTTACTGGAATTGTTCTCATGTTATCCTGTTCCTTTCTTTTTCGTTAATGGTTCTCTTACTCCACGACACGGATGTTCATGCCGTTCTTCTGCGTCATAGCCTTCACGGCAGCTGCAATCGTGGCAGCGTCGGCGAGGCTGTCGCCAAGCATGTAGTCGTAGATTTCACCCTTCACAATCACGTTTGCCGTGGCAAATGTGTCGGCACTCTGCACGGGAACATCCTCCTGCAGGAAGCCGATGATACCCAGAGAGTCAAGACCGCCTTCGGCGGCAGCACCCGTCTTCATCTGTGCCCAGGTGAGCACCTTCACGTCCTTCTCGTCGGCACCGCTGGTCGTGTCTTTCACGATGGCCATGCCGCTACGGATGAGTCCTGCCGTCACGAAGTCAGATACGTTCTTGATGCGGAAGCCGCCGGGAAGCTGCTCCTCAATCCGACGCCACACCTTGCGGGCATGCCCTGCACTAAACGACTGCGTGTCGAAGGTGTTGCCAGTCTGAAAAACTTGATTCTTCATCTTTCTTCGTCCTTTTTTTGTTAAACAATCTTTTTACCTTAATGGCTTTTCTGCGTAGGCAGCGGATTCGCCGGTGCAGGAATAGGGGTCAGTCCTTCTTGCCCCAGCCTTCCTTAGCAGCCTTCTTCCTGAACATGTCGTCAAGCTGACTCTTGCCCTTGCCGCCGTAGAAACTGCCCTTGTGCGGATTTCCCGTGCTCTTCTTGTCAAGACCTGCTTCTTTCAGGTTCTTGTAGTACTCACGCTCCATCTGCTTGATGAGGTCGTCCTCGTCCACCTTGCCGTCCTCGCTCTCTGGTACTTCCATATCGCGAAGCGTCTGCTTCAGGATGTACTGGTTGACTTCGATGTCGGCCCCCTTGAACTTGGCCTCCAGACCCTTCTTCACCGAGGCTACCGTCGCGTCCTTCGCTGCCTTCACCTCTTTCTGCTTCTGGGCTTCCTCCATCGCTTCCACACGCTTCAGCAACTTTGCAAAGGCATCGTCGCCGTCTTCACCTTCTCCCTTTCCGCCGTCCTTCGGCTTAGGGTCTGGCTTGGGTGCGGGCTTCGGGTGAGCATTCTTGTACGCGGTCACTTCTTTTGACACGTTACTGTGGAGGTTCCCGTCCATACGCAGAAGACGCTTGGCAAGGCGGCCTACAACCTTCTTGTTGGCTTCTTCGTCGTCGCCGATGTCCTCCAACGCTTCATCTAACTCACCGTTGATGGTTTCTTCACTGAGAGTGGACGACAGTTGCTTCCCGTCGGCTTCGAGGCTCTCATTCACTTGCTGTAAGAGTTCTTCTCTTTCCATGCTTTTTGTTCTTTATTTGTTATCCTGTTAACGTTTGTCGCGACCAAGTCGCAACTAAAATTGTATATTTTCTGCAAAAATATGAATAAATATTTGTTTTTGCAAGAAAAAATGAATATTTTTGCAAAGAATTTGCAAATTCATTGAAAATGAAGGTGTTTTCAGGGCTTAAAACGGAAAAATTAGGACAAATCTACACGCAAGAGTACGTTCAGTCCCTCCGGGAGAAACGGGATGAAAGAAAAATCATCGCGCAACTCGGAGGACAGGAGAATGCGCTCTCATGCCCTGCGCAGTTTCTCATCTTTGGAGGAAAGAGGGGCGGCTCCAAGTCTTACTCCCTTCTCATGGAAGCACTGAAGGACATCGACAACCCGAACTTCCGCGCACTCATCCTGCGTAACGAGAAACCTGACCTTACAGACCTCATTGAGGTGTCTGACGAACTCTACGGGCAATACGGCGACTACAACCGCTCTCAGAACGACATGACGTGGAACTTCTTCTCAGGCGCAAAACTGAAGTTCAGCTACTACGAGGGTGAGTGGAATTCCTTCGTCAAGCGGTTCCAGGGTAAGCAGTATGCCTACATCGGCCTCGACGAGATTACACACTGCCCATACAAGAAGTTCAAATACCTGATGACGGACAACCGTAACGCTCATAACCTGCGGACACGATTCATCGGAACGTGCAACCCAGACCCAGATTCGTGGGTGGCGAAGTTCCTTGACGATGGGGGATGGCTCGACGAAGAGGGATTCCCGATACCCGAGAAAGACGGACTCATCCGCTACTGCTACATGAAGGGCAACGACGTCAACGAGATAGTATGGGGCGACACGCGAGAGGAGGTGTTCGAGATGTGCCGCGACGACATCATGAAGCACTGGAAGCCTGCGTTCAACGAGTTCGGAACACCTGCGGAACTGTCAGTGAAGTCTGTGGCGTTCGTCGAAGGTAAACTGGAGGACAACAAAATCCTCATGAAGTCGAATCCTGAGTACATCGCAAACCTGATGAACCAGGACGAGGAACAGCAGTCGCGTGACCTCGACGGAAACTGGAAGTTCCGCTCCGCTGGCGACGACCTCATCAAAATGGACGACATGATTCATTTCTTCGACAACGCCTATCAAAATTCCTCCCCTACGGGGGGAGACCAGGAGGGGGCTCCTCTCTATGCCACAGCCGACGTAGCACTGCAAGGCGGTGATAACTTCGTGATGTGGCTGTGGCAGGGATTCCATATCAAGGATGTGTATGTATGCCGATTCGACTCAAAGACACTCATCGAGGTCATCAAGGCGAAAATCAGCGAGTGGGGGGTGCAGGAGGAAAACCTCGCCTACGACTTCCAGGGCATCGGGCAAATTCTTGAAGGGCACTTCCCGAATGCAGTGAAATTCATCAACCAGGCAGCACCCATCGCACAGACAAAACAGGAGGAGGAAGGAATAAAGAAACTTTACAAAGACTTGAAGTCGCAATGTGCCGTCGCGCTCTACAAGGCGTTCCGAGACAACGAGCTCTCCATCGACCGGCATCTCCTCGACAGAACCTTCGACGGACACGGCTACGGACATACTCGCCTCCGCGACATCCTCATGCGTGAAAGAAAGTGCATACGGCGCACAAAGGAATCGCAAGGGAAGGCATTTCAAATCATATCAAAGCACGACATGAAGAAAATCATCGGACACTCGCCTGACTTCTTCGAGTCGCTGCTCTTCAGGTTCATCTTCACGCTCAGAAAAAAGAAACATAGGCGTGCCACGGGCACATGGTGCATATAATTGTTAAGTATGTTGCTGTATCACAGCAACGATAAAAGGTAAAAAGGACATGGATAGCATTCTCAACTACAAGGAAATTCTCGTTCGGGAGCCGTATTACGAAGTACTGCCGTCAGGCTACAAGGCTCATCGGACTGTGAAGAGGGGGCAGATGGTCAAGGAACCTATCGACAGGCCCACAATGAAAATTCTCACGCAGGCTGACTTCCTGCGTATGTACTACCCGTCGGGACACGCCATCAACGACCCGACGCTATATCCTGACGTGGTGAAATACAACAAGGAGGAAAAGAGATACTACGTGCAGCCCATCATGCGCACGGCGTTCGCATTCCAAAAGATTATCACAACAAAGCAAATCGTGCATATCGTCGGAAACGACGTGCAGTTCGAGCTATCAGGAAGGGTGGAGAGCGAACTGAAGGAAAAACAGAAGCAGCTCGACCTCATCACCTTCCGGCAGGGGTGGCTCGACATGGGCATGGAGTATCACATCTATGAGTTCATGGACTACAAAATAGTAGGCGATGCTGCTGTCGTGGGATATTTCGACGAGAAAGGTCGCGCCTGCGCACGTACATTGTCTTATATGCGTGGAGACACGCTGTACCCGCACTACAAGCAGAACTCCGACGAACTGGAGCTGTTCGCACGAAAATACTACGACATCGACGAGGAAGGACGATTCACAACGGAGTTCGTCGAGGTATGGGACGACAAGTATATCTATCGGGCGAAGCGCGGCATCGCAAAGTCGCAAATCATGCAGACCATCAAGGAGTTCTTCGGACTCGGAGGGTTTGAAATATATGAGATGAAGGAGCACGGATTCGATTTCTGCCCGGTGGCATACTACCGTGAGGAGGACGGTGCCTGCTTCCTGCCTGCACAGTCTACCATCGAGACCTATGAGGAAGCGTTCTCCTACTTCTGCGAGAACAACAGGGCCTACGCATTCCCAATTATGTGGTCGCGAGGCGACGGCGTTCACTTCAATGCCGACGAGATGACGGGTGCAGTGAAGTACATCGAAATCGAGGACACCGACGGACAGGTGGGATTCGTTGACAAGCCAGAGGTG